TGCATTGGCCGCACTTCGTGGGCCCGTGTGTGGGGTGTTCCCATGGTGCGGAGCACATGATCAGAGGCGCCAGCCGCCCCGCAGAGGCGTGATCATGTTGATACTGCGGGTGTGGCCTGCGGAACGCTCAAACGAGCGTGCAGAGCTGTATTTCGATACGGGGAAACGGTCCATAGCCTCACTCCAGAAAAAGGGCCCAGGCAACATCGCCTGAGCCGTTATTTTAGACATAACCAGAAATCCTGTCAGTAGGCACAGTTACATCAAGGGGGTAACTGTGCCAGAGTTGCGAAATTGAGACAATTTCGCATATTGAGCGTGTTTCACCAGATCGCCAAGCACCTGGTTCCAACGGTAGTGATTAAGCATGTCGCCGTCTGCTTTGCAGACGGCGGAGAAGTCGGCCGCAAAAATGCAAGCCACGTCCTCAGGACTAGATGGCGTGGTCAGAGCCCACTTTTTCGGCATAGGTCACCTCGAAAGCGTTGATCTTGGAGAGAGGAAGGATGAGAGCCGGCGCATGGTTGCCAGGGTCACCAGCCCAGCCAGCAGTGATAAGGCCGGTCTCATCGTCGAAAGTCCCGACATAGTAGAGGTCGTAGTCCTGGGGAGTAGTGACAAGGCCAGATTTGGCCATCTGGGGGTCTTGCATAGAAGCCCGGAGTTGGCGGACGGCTTCAACGTCCGCACGAGCAGCAAATGGGGAGAGATACGCCTTCAAGAGGCGATCGTGAATGGAATAGAGACGGATTTTCATAAAAGCCTTAGAAAAAGTACTGCGGATTGCAGTAGTTAAATAGTACCACAAAGAAATAAAGAAGTAAATATAAAAGTAGTGGTAATAAAAAAGGGCCCGAAAGGGCCCAAAGGGGGAAAGAGTAGCGCTAACGCGAATAGGGAGCCAGCACCTCACGAAGAGGCGCTAGCCCCCTGAGGCTTCGCCTCGGGTCCCATTTGCTTAGCAAGGGCGTGGATGGCATCCACGGTAGTCTCCGGGGTCTTGGTAGCAAGACCGAGTTCGATGAGCTGATCGGCATTGGCCGGATCAGAGCAGAAGTCCATGTACTTCTGGGGGTCGTTGGAAAACTTGTCGCGGATCTTGGCAGGCAAGTCCATGAAGGCATTGCGGGCCAAGTTGACGGCATCGAGAGCGGAGCGGTAGTCAGAAATACCGGAGTAGTCACCGTACTGAGGAAGGCGGACAGCGGCAGGCATAGCGCCGGTGACTTTGAATTTCTCGAGGAGGTAGTTGATATCGACCTCCTCCTTGAAATTCTGTTGAGCGAGAGAGGGGTCCGCACACTTAAGAACGACTTCGCGAGGCTCGTCGTATTGAGTAGCGAAAACGAGTGATTTGGTAGCCATAGTCATTTACCTTTCAGCATAAAGAAACGAAGAGCAACCTGGGCTGCTTGCATAAGAGCATTCGCAGCAGGCATATTGAGAAACTTGTGAAGCTCTTCACGATTGAGGTTTTCAGCAACAGCAGCACCGACAGAAGCGAGTTCACCGCGAACGCGGGTATCGCCCATGAACTTAGAAATAGCCTCATCAGATTCGCTCATCTCAATAATTTGGACACCATATTGACGAGCGATAGCGCGTATAAAAGCAGAGATTTGGCGCTCAGAAGCCTCTGAGATACCAGCCTCAGCGAGAGTCTTGCGGGTTTCAGCACCCATCTTATCGACCTCAGCTTTTACGCGAGTCTCAGCAACGGAAGCCTGACGAGCAGACGACGAAGCCTGAGAAGTAGCAGCTTGGGCTGATTCCATAGAAGCAGAAGCCTGCATGGACTGGGTTATACCAGTAGTGAAACTAGTCGGCGTATAGCCGGCTGATGAATTAGGAAAGTCCATGCGAGAGTAAGCAAGCATAGGATTCAATCCAGCGTCGGCAAATCCCTGCATTTGATGCTGGGGAGCCAAACGGTACATACGAAGGGTCCGCTCGTCCTGCTTTTTAGCGTTGTAGTTGTTGGACCATGCATCCATGATCCCACCACCCAACGCAGCGGCAAAGGCACCCCAGCCCATCAGAAGTGATCCACGAGGCCAGGGACACCGTACATCGGCAACGGACGAGCAGCCATGACCTCGAAAAGAGAGTCGAAAAGGAACTGCTTGCCAGTAGACGAGGAAACGGCAATCACACGATCAACAGGGGGGGTTTCCTCGATGAACGTCTGGTTGAGAGTAGGCAGAGAAGAGAACTCTTGGGCCAGATGCCAGAGATCGATGTTCGAAGCGGTAGTCGAACGGAAGAGACCAGTGACAAGAGAAGGGTGATAACGGTATTCACCATAACGCTCTTGGTAGCCGAAAACGTCATTGTCGGTAGAAGTACCAGTGACGTAGATTTCCTTGTTGAGAACAGCCTGCTCGCCAAGATGAGCGAAAGCCGGAAAATAGTAGTCGTAACGAGTAGAGCGAGACCAGTGACGACGAAGACCCTGCTGGTAGGTGTTTTCACCGCGAACGGAAATGATGCCGATGATGTAACCATGTTCGGTAGCGGCATAGCGGAAGTCATGACCACCCTGGGTGATCATGGTGCCAGTGGCAGCCAGGTTACCCTGGGGAGTCGTACCGGTCTGAGAATTCTGGACCACACCGTTGATAACGATGGGAGTAGAACCACCACCGATGTACTCGGGACGCTGAAGGCGCATATCGGGGGAAATCACGCCAAAGTGAGACTTGAGAATTTCGGTGTAACGAGTACCACCACGAGCATCACGCTCGAGGAGACGCTGAATCTGAAAAGCAGTTCGGATAGCGTTGATGGTTTGAGCAGTCGCAGCAGAAAGATCGGCAGTGCCAGTAATAGCAACGCCAGCATCCAAACGTCCAAAAACACCGACAGAGGCGGTATTAGAGCTAACATTGTTGGCGCCGTCAGAGCTCAAAAGCTGTAAAGCACCACCGCCGTTAGTAGCAGTACGAAAAAGAACATTGGCAGCAGAAGCAGTACCTGTAACAGGAGCAGTGCCGCCGAAAGAAAGAGTTGGAGCCGTACCCTTTTGAGGCCAAGGCAAACAACTAGTGAAATAATCGTGGCGCTTGCCACGACGACGAAGAACGTAGTCGGAAGGAGAGTCGGGACCGTCGTCAACATCGACGACGGCGGAATTGATCAGGTTTTGGTCGCGGAACCACTCGTTATAGATGAGGTTGTACATGCGAAGCGGAAGAACCTGATGGGTAACCGTGTTCGCTCCGGTGATTTGGCCAGCAGTTGGAAGGCCGAAGTAGTCCTGGAGCGAATTGGCCGCATAACCGCCAGCAGGCGTAGTGGCCGTAGGAACAGTGAAAGAGATCGAATCGGAAGGGTTACGGCGTTCGCCCATGAACTTGACCCAGTTGTCCCATACAAGACGATTGGGGACGAAGAAAAAGAACGACTCCAAAGTGAGATCGTCCATGAACGGGGCGATGGGAGTAGCGAGACGCGCGATCGCGTGCATAACACCACGGTATTCATCACCCGGAAGAAGCTCCTCACAGTAGATCGGGTAGAGATAACCCGCATCGAAGGTAGTCTTGTGAGAGTGGCGCATCTTGAAAAGGCTGCGCGGAACCTCCGATCGCGGAACGAGAGAAAAATCGTGGGTGGTGATTTGGTCATAAAGCATTGCCTATTCTCCAGTGATATCGCGTTTGAATGCACCCGTGCGAGCATTCGCGTATTTAGTACGTGCGGCACGGCGCACGGGGGAATCTTCAAGCCGGGCCTCAGCGACTTCGGAGCGTCGGCTCGGAAGGTTTTGATACTGCTTGATAGCAAATGCGTTCTTAAGCGTGGAATTGGCTATGACACGCTTATAGGCGAGAGGAACGGGAGCGGGCGTACCCTGCTCAGTAATAACACGACCGTGTGGAAGTATGTCCTTATGGCCGTACTTAAAAAAAAAGTCGTGGCCGATAAAAGGGCGACGACTACAGAGAAGAAACTCGGGATTAGGCATCACAAGCTCACCAGAATCTGGATCGCAAGCTAGTGGGGCAGGAGAAGCGCCAGGGCCTTGAATTCGTTTAGTGATATAGCGCGCAATGTAAGCTGCGCTTTCAAAGGTGAGATCTCCGATAAGAGCATTACCCGAAGTCCAGGCTTTGGAGAGAGCCAGGGAAGTGTAGAGAGGTTGACCTTGTCGAGCTTCCCGGTAGAGCAACCGATCTTGAACAAAGTCCATGCCAAATAACGCGACGTGAAAATGGGGCCGTCGGCCAAGCTCTCCATATTCACCACAGGCCACGTAACGAAATTTGCCATAAAAGTAGCGTAAACGCTTAAAAAAGTCCTGCAAGTCCTTTTTGACGAGCTGGCCGTATGGCGGCAAATGGGCTTCGTCGTAGGTCAGGGTGAGAAAGGAAGATGCGTTGTGCATCTTCTGCTCGTGGGTCATGCGAATAGCCCACTCGCGGGAGTAGGCTAGCCGGCATTCCATGCATTGGCCGCACTTCGTGGGCCCGTGTGTGGGGTGTTCCCATGGTGCGGAGCACATGATCAGAGGCGCCAGCCGCCCCGCAGAGGCGTGATCATGTTGATACTGCGGGTGTGGCCTGCG